ACTTAAGCAAATAGACTTCTTTCTATATGTTTAAACATAATTTCATTAGCACTTTTAAAAAAGTCTTTTTTAATCTCAAAGCCATAAGCTTTGCGGTTTAAATTTGTCGCTGCTAAAAGAGTGCTACCACTTCCAGCACATGGATCTATAACAACATCACCTGCATCTGTAAAAATAGTGATTAATCTTTCTAGTAATTTAACAGGCTTTTGTGTGGGATGTACTTTAGGAATACCTTCATCTTTTTGCCAATCCATGCAGTTATAAATCATCTTTCCATCATTGTTAAATTTTGGAAGTTTTTCACGATATAAGATTAAAGCATATTCACAATTTCCAACTATTTTCATATTTGCTTTTAAAACTTGAGATGATCCTTGTTTTCTAAAAACCAAATTTATATAATGATTAAAGCCATATTTTTTAGCTACTTCAATTAACATTGTTTGTTGTTCAAAAGAGCAAAAAACAATCATGCAAGGACTTTTACCGCATTCTTTAGGTTCTTTTATAAGCATTTTAGAGCAAAAGTGCATAAATTCGCTAACTCTAAAATCATTATCTGTATCAAAAAACGCCTTGTTTGCTTTTTTGCTTTCTCCATTTTTATTATCCCCATTTATATACCATTCAGGAGATGAAGCATAAGCATTGTTGCCTAAATTATAAGGAATATCAGCTATTACGAGCTGTGCTTTTGGTATATTATATCTTTTAAAATTTTGAAAATGGTCGTTATATAAATTTGGTTTCATTGGCATTTTTTCTTTCTCTAATATATTTTTTAAAACTATTTATTAAAGCGTTGTAATTTCTTTGAGAAGGATTTAGAGCAAAACTGCAAATATCGTTTATTAAAATATAAAGTTTAAAATCCTTTTGAGATATTAAACTTAAATATATTACAATACCTTTATAACATTCTACAGGTCTTTCCATTGAAATAAATCTCTCGCATCTTTTTACATAAAACTCACATTTTTCTAAGTCTTGTATCTCATATCCTTTAAACTTGCTACGAATAGCATATTTTAAAGCATTACCTATGTGAAAAATAATTCTTTTTTCAGGCATAATATTAAACATTTCTTCCAAAAAGTCTAAATTTTCAAATCCAAAACCTTTATAATGCGGTGGATTATTTACTAAATCTACTCTAAATTCTTTTTCTTTCATAATTATCCTTGTTTAGCCTTTTCACACATCTTTATAAAATCATAAATATTAGTATTAAAAATAGCATTTCCGCTTTTAAATTTTAAAGGTATTTTTTTAAGTATTTTGATTTTATAAATAGTATTTGAAGTATCTATAAAAGAGCAAGTATCGCTCAACTTTAATATTAATGCATATTCGCTCATATTTGAGTAAATGTCGGCACTCGCATTTAGTGCTATAAATACAAAAAGATTATTTTTTTCATTTTTCACTCCTTAAAAATTTTTCAACATCTTCAAAAGCTTTAACAATAAGCTTTTTTTCATGAAAGAAATTTCTTCCACTTGGCTTACTTTTGTAAATTTTGTAAGCCTTTCTGAGTTCTTTTTTGCTTATGTGATTTTTATAATTTATTTTTTCGATTTTTATTTCATTTTGTTTTGCAAAATCACAAAAACAAGTTCTTCTTTCACTAAATGGTATGATTTTTACAATTTCAAGATAATTAGAACGGCAAACTTCCATCATCATCTCCTATTTCGATATATTTTTCATTGTTAGGATTTTTTACTTCATTTCCATAAGGATTATAGCTTTGATTTTCTTTTGGAATAAATGATTTATTATTGTCATTATTTAAAGATTTATGCCTTGCTTTAAAAGATTTTATAGATAAAGGCTCTTTATTATTTTGAAACTCATCCATGCTTTGCATCTTTTCATTAAAAATTCTATCAAGAAAAATTTTGTTAGCAATTTCTCCATTTTTACTTAAATATTCTTCTGTCCCAAAACCTAAAACTAAAAGTTTATTAACTAAAGAATTTAGATAAATAACTTCAGTCTGCACTCCAAAAACATTCTCATTTCCCTTTTCACTAAAATCAAGTTCATCAATTCCAAAGAATTTCATAATAGCGTTTAATTGTCTAAATCCTAAATAATTTTCTTTTTCACCATTTTTATTGATATAGCTAAAATCGTTATTTTTAGCTACAAAAAGATTAAAAATAGCTAGTTTTTGCTCTTTTCTAGTTAAAAATTCAAAACAAATAAAAGTATTATTGCTTCCATCACTTGCCAATTTATCATATAAAAAGGCTTTGCGGAAAACTCCGCTATAAAGCCCACCTTCACTTAAATACTCTACGCTTGGCGAATAATTTGCCACTTCAAAACTTGCCTTAAATGCTTGTAACATTACAATTCTCTTTTAATTGTTTTTATTGCTTTTTCTTTGTTTGCTAAAACATTTTGAAATTTTTCTATTGTAAAAATATTATATTTAAGAATAAATTCTTCGCTTTCTTTTTTGCTGATACCATTTTCTTTAATAAAGGCATCATACTGATCTTTTATCTCTTTTAATTCTTTAATAGAATTATTAATTTGTTCTTTTTTATCATCTATTGCTTTTAAGTTTGAATTTGAAAAATTATAATTTTCATTGTCGATATTGATAACTCCATCTAGAACATCGCTTTTTATAAAATAGCCAATGTGTTTAATCGCCCTTCTAATAGCCGATTTTCTTGCCATTTCTTCAGGAAATTCTTTATAAACTCCACCGCCTTTTGTGAAGGTTTTGCTTTTTATGATATCTAGTTGCTCTTTTGTTAAAAACTCCGCTTTTCTATAAAGCAAATTACCGTTTTTAACTATAGAAATTAAAGCGTATGCACCTTTTATCGAATTGTCTAAAGGATTTTTACTAATGCTTAGATTGTCGATTTCATTTTCTGTTATGATTTTTACTTCATCGCTATTTGCAATCGTATCACTCTTAACAATAATTTCAAATCCTCGTTTTAAAGCCTCATTTATGGCAACTTTGACAAGTCCCATATAGCTAGGCTCTATATTTACATTATTGCCCATAGGCACTATATAATAATCATTGTTTAAAATACTAAGCCCTGCCTCGCTAAGATTTTTGACCTTTAAAAAAGATGCGGTTTTATTGTCTCTTAAAATTTGCATCACCTTATTATTTTCGCCTGAAAATTTTTCGTTTATTAACCTTAATTCATTTTCGAATTTTTCACTGATAACAATATGATTATTTTCTTTAAATTCTTTTACTTGAGTTTCTTTTTCTTCTACTATAGCCACTTCCATATTTTCATTACTCATTTTATGCTCCTTTTTTGATTTTTAAACACATTGAAATACTTTCTTTATAAAACTCTTTAGGCACAGTAATATTTTTTTGCTCTAAAAAGCCTTTATAATCAATTGTAGTTCTACTTTGCGGATAAATTGTAATATCCAAACATCTTGCTTTTTCTCCATTTGCTAAGGCTATGAGTTCTTTTTTAAGACTTTCTAGCTTTTCTTTAATAGGTTTAATCGTGTTTTCAAGCCTTGTAATTTCAATCGCTAGATTTTTTGCTTTAGTATCTTCAAGCTCTTTATATTCACTTTTTTGATCTATGATATAATCTAATATAAATTGCTTTATATTTTTAACTAACCATTTTTGATAAGCTTCATCTTTTAAAACTTCGCACTCTACAATCTCTTCTTCTTTATTCATGGCTACAAAAATGCATTTTTCTTTACCACTGATATAGAGCCCAAATTGAACTTGAGCGTAGTATTTATCACTTGGCTTTTTATTTTTTTTGACAAAATCGTATTCATCTTGTGAGTATTTAAACTCATAAATAACGCCGTTTTCATCTATTCCATCTAAACTTGCCATAAACATTTCATTTTCTAGACTTTGCAAAACTACAGGAGTGATACTCACAGAATGTAAAAACTCAACTCTAGCTCTAATCAAAGCTTCATAATTATTGCCTTTTTTCATAGCTTCATTTTGATAAACTTCTTTAAGTCCTAAGATGATATCCCTTGCTTCTTCTTTGGAATTAAAAGCACCTTTGATACCTACGCAAGATGCTACCATCGATGCACCTATTTTACCTTTTCTAAAATTTAGCCATTCAGGGCTACCTTGTTCTAAGTCAATTATTTTACACTGCATGATTAATTCTTTCTAATAATAAATTTGCGATTTTAATTTGTCCTTTGCCTGTGATTTTCGTTGTGCTTACTAATCTATCTCCATTTATTGTGCTGATAGTTGTTTCACTTACTTTAAAAAGCCCTTGTTCTATGCATTTTTGATAAGGTTTGTTATCACTCATTAAAAAGCCATTATCCCTTAAAAAAGCAAAAAGTCTTTTTTCTCCGATTTCAATTTTATTTTTTTCATAAAGTATTTTTGCGAAATCTCTTATTAAAATAGCATCATTAGTATCTTTTATACGATTTGCAAAGTGAATAAGTGGTGCGTTTTCTTTGGCTTCATTTTTTAAATTTACATTTTCAATTTGAAGCTTTTCATTTCTCTCTAAAAGTTCTAATTGCATTTGCAAACTTTCTTTTAATGAAAGCGGTTTATAACTTTGTTTTTTAAGCTCATTTTCTAAGTATTCTAATCTATCGATTATCTTTGCTCTTAGCTCAACACTATATCCACTCACTAAAATCAATACTTCTCTTTTTGGTAAGCGGTAACACTTGTAAAACTGCTTATTTTGTGTGTTTTGGTAGGTGTCTCCAAATTTGGATATACCCCCTTCAACTACTTTTTCTAAGTAAGTTTCTATATCTCTTATAACATGAAAATGTTCTTTTCCTGTAAGTTCTGCTATTTCCAAAGAAGTTAAGCTTATTTCTTTATTTTCATCTTTTTTAAAAAGTTCTAAATTCATTTTTCATCTCCTTTTAATAATTTTAAAATTTTTTTATCTCTAGCCTTGTTATTTTGAATATAATTATCAAGGCAACAAAATATACTGAAAGCAAATTCCAATACTTCAAAATTAGTCAAATCTTTTTTACCTTTAGTTGCTTTTGTTAAACATTCTAAAAACTTTTCTTCTTGGCTCATTGGTATCCTTTTGTAATTTTTTGTATTCTTAAGAATTACAAAATTATATAAAATTATTTTTGTATTGTCAAGTAATACAATGTATGCTTTACAAAAAAAAGTTTTTTTTGTAAAATTACAATAAATTACAAAATAAGGTAAATTAATGGAAGAAAATCAAAAAAATAATAAATCTGAAATAATATCAGTAAGACTTGATACCTTGACAAAAGAAAAGTTTGCTTTTATATGCGAACTTGAGTATCGCCCTATGGCTTTACAAATAAGAAAAATCATTGAAGATTATATAAAAGATTATGAACGAAAATTCAATCTTACAAATAGAGAAGATTACCCTGGATATTTTCCTTGGTAGTTTTTAACATAATCGCTTAAAATTTTAACTATTTGAGTTGCTAAAGGGCGGTATTCTTTATCTGCTATTTTTTGCAACTCTTCTTTTAATTCTAATGGAATTCTTATACTTAGCGGTTTTGTTTGTCTTTTCATAATTCTTTCTCCTTTAGTCTTTTTACTTCTTTAATAGCTTTATCATCATTTTTAAAAACGCCTATAAGCCCTAAAGCATCAAGTATTTTTATACGAAATTTATTAAGTTTCACATTGGTTTTAATTTCTTCTTCGAGTTTGAATGAAATTTCATTTATAGCGGTATCTTTTAATGCTATAATGCTTTTTAGCCTTTGAATTTCTTTTTCTAAATATTTTATTTTTTCATTTTTTTTACTATTTAAGAACATAGTTTCGACCTTTCTTTTGCATAAAGAAGCTCATAAATTTTATTTTGCAAAGAGCTAATTTCTTTTATATTTTTCATATTTGCTTCTATTTGGTCTTTTAACTCTTTTAAAAGTTCTATTTTTTCATTTTCAAGATTAGAAATTTCAGTTTTTAAAAATTTATTTTCATCTTTTAAAGACTTATTTAGCTTCATTTCTTTTCTATATTCATCTTTACTTAGTTTTATAATGACTTGTTCTTTTGTGTGATAAGCTTTCATTTTTTCTCCTTTTAGATTAATGCTTAAAAGGGACAACTGAGTTCTTTAGAATAGGAAATAAAACAAAAAGGTAAATTCTCAAGTAGTAAAGTTGCCCCATTTAAGCATTAAAGGAGCTTAAGAAAAGCCAAGAGCCTTGCTCTCTTGGCGTGAGTATTGTTTAAGTATAGGCTAAGCAAGGCTATTCTATAATTTTAGTGGTTTTTTAGTTTAGTTGATTGATTATTTCAATCAACTTTTTTACTATTTCTAACAATAAAAAAGCAATTTTTAAAAACTTCTCTATCATCAAAAACAGCTCCTTCCCCACCAAGAGAAATTAGCCACTTAAACAATGTTATTTTATCAAATTTATTTTTATTTTTGATAAAGCCGAGTAAATCCACAAGTCTCGGCATTGTCTAATCGTTTAAGTTTATGCTAAGCGGATTTGGTTAGAATTTGTCTGTGTTAAAAAATATTAGAGTTTTATAAGCTCTCTAATTAGCTCTAAGATTAAGATTAAAATTGTTAAAATTTTATTCCACATTTTAGAGCCTCCTTTCTCAACACCGAGACAAGTTAGCAACTTAAACTTTATAATTATACTTTCTTTTTCTTAAACTCTTGATTTTCTGTCGTTTTTAAAGTGCAAGAAAACCTTAAAAATAGCACTATAAACAATAATAGCGAGCCAAGTTTATGGATAACTTGCTAACCCTTCCGCTATGTTATTGCTATTGTTTTATCCGAAATAAATTCGTTTAAAACCGCTTTGCTAAAGCCCCCGTCCCACTTCGTGGGTAAGAGTAAAGCAAAGAAAAGAACATTAGCAATTAAGCTTAATTTTCAAGCGGTCAAAAGCTTAAGAAAGCTCTTTTTTTTAAAGAACTTGTTAAACTTTCAAAAAAGCTTTTTGCATTGTTTTTCGAATTTTCTAACTCTCTCTAAAAGTTCATAAGCATTTCTCATAAATTCATCTCCATAAGCTTGTAAAGATATAGATATTTCTTCATCATCTTCTAAGCTTATTTCTAAAGAGTTTTTAAAATCTTGCAAGTTTGCAAATATATTTTCTAAATTCTCTCTACTTTCAAGTTCATTTGTAATTAATTCTTTCGTTTGGTTATAAATTCTTTTTTCTTCTCTATCAAAATAAAAATCTGTAAAACTCATTTTTTCTCCTTTTTGTTTTGTTGAAATAATTGTAGTATTACTACACTTAAACTATGCTTAAATAATAGTAGTATTCCTACATTTTTTAAAAATATTTTTTTGGTATAATTTTTTAATGGGAAGATGAAAAATCTAAAAATATTTAAAAATATTTTTAGAAAATTGGAAGGATTAAAATTTGAGAATAATACTAGCTTTATTTATATATATTTACGCCTTTGGGGTTGATGTATGTGAGCGAAGAGATATTGAAATGTCTGCATATATAGAAAAACACGCCGTTGGTTATAAAAACAAAAATTTTAACCTTCCAGAAGAAAAACTATACAAAAAATCTTTTAGTGATTGCTATGATAAAAAGAATAAAGAAGCTTGTTTGTATATTTATAATAATTTTGCTATAGATGAAAATTTTAAAATTGAGAGCAATATATTTAATTTGATTACAATAATGACTTATGTTGGTTTAACTCTTGATATAGACAAAGATAAAAAGTATAAAGAAATTAATCGATTGATAGCTTTAGATAGTTGGAAAAAAGCGTCAGAATTGATAGATTTTGTTTTGAGTAAAACCAATGATACAAAAACTATAGAGGGGCTAAAATTACTAAAAAAGATGAGTGATTTTGAAATTAATCGGGCTTATGCATGTCCTTTGTATCATAATGATAAATTACAATCTGATAAAATAGATATGCCTTGTGCCTGTAAAAAAAATACTGCACTTTTAATAAAACCAGATACTATAAAACGAGCTTTTTTAAATTTAAAACTTTTATGTGATAAATATAAAGATAGCGTGAGTTGTGGAGTTGTTGGCGGACTTTATGAGAATGGCAAAGGCGTAAGGATAAATTTTAAACAAGCAAAAAAATATTATGGTTTAGCTTGTGATGGTGGTTATCAACTTGGTTGCGATGGATATAAAAGGTTGATGGGGTATTGAGAGTATAAGTAAAATAAAGACTAAAATTTACCACAATCAGCCTTATAACTTTTTATACTCTTGCTAATTTGCAAGTAGCTTCACTTGGTTTGTATTGATTATAATCAGCAAAAGCTAGAGTGGATAACAATGGTAAAAGTATGAGTTTTTTCATTAATTACCTATTTTATAGTTTAAGCTACTAAATAATCTATATATTCTTCTTTTTTGCTCCAAAGAAATGCTTTTACATTGTGCTCATTTGAAGCATTGACTAAAGCGTCCATATTTTTACCTTCCTTATTGTTAAAAATAATAATATTATCAGCATTAGCTTTTCTTTCTTGAGGTAAATCCATAAAAGAGAATAATGTTGCCTTTAAATTGTCATTCTTTGGATTGTTGATTATTTTTATAAGCCTTTCTTTTTGTTGTGAAGATTTTGTAATTAAAAAATCAAATTTATGATTTAAATGACTTTTTCCATCCAAACTAATGTTTTCTGTGTATCTAATGAAATTTTCTTCAAAAAAATTTTTTACATCATCAAAAAAGAAACTTTGTATTTTGCCTTGAGCTAACACAAACATATCATTAACGCTTATAAGTGCTTGTATAAGATTATGTTGTTTTTTTGCAAAGTTATTTTCATTCGCACGAGTAAACAAGATATCATTATTTTTTTGAATATTAAAACCATTAAGAATTATTTCTAATTCTTTTAATCTTTTTTCTGAGTTAAAATCAAAACCGCTTAATGATAAATTTCTTAAAGTTTCTCCGCCATCGCTCAACTCTATCAAATCATCTTTTTTCTCTATATAAAATAAAATATTATCATTGCTTTTATCTAAAAATGGCGTTGTAATTTCATACATATTATTTTCTATTTTGGATATATCAAAATTGCTTTTAATATAAGAAAAATAAGAATTCATAAGATTTTCTATGTTTAACAAAATAAATCACCTTTTGCAAATTTTATATTTATTATATTACAAAATTGGCAAAAATCATAGCTTTGATTTAAAAAATCATCATTTGTTTTAATATTAAATTCGTTTAAAGGGAAAGCCCATTTATCTGCATAGCTTTCGATAAAAATATGGATATGATTTTGGTCTCTAAATCTAAATTCGCTATATTTTTCCATAAGCTCTGATAATCTTTTATCACTTGGAATTTTATTTGGATTAAATTCTGGGTTTGTATGAGAAGCGTAAAAATCAATTCTTGCTATTATATTAGTTGCATTATAACGGTATTGGTTTGTTTTTCTTTGAAATTGCACACTAGATCTTGAAATATCAAGTATAAAACTATCTTTATGATATTTATCATCATCGCATTGTAATTCTATTTTTAAAGATTTAGAATTTTCAGAACTTGGCAACATATAAGTTTGTTGTATTTTTGGATGTTTTTCGATACTTAATAATTCTTTTATATTCATCATCCCACCACTTCTATAAAATTTTTAAAGGTTTCAACAGCCATTTTTGATACTACAGCACCTAAGATCTCGCATTGTTCAAATTCGCTATTATCTACTTTTTTATCCTCGTATTTTTTATTTTCAGAAACTAAAAAAATATAATTTTCAAAAGGTTCTTTTTTAATTTTTTTGCAAAATAAATCATCATTTTTTCTAAAAATAACAATATCTGCGTTTGAAATAGTCTCAAGTGAATTTTTACTTCTATCTACAATAATAAAATCACCATTAGATAAAATAGGTTCCATGCTATCGCCATTAATTTTTATAATATCATAACTCTTCTTTATGGGTATATCTAAAATTTCTTTTAGAAAATTTTCATCAACGGAAACTATTTTTACTTCTTCACTTTGAGATGAAGTTCCAAGTCCTGCACTTGCATAAATATCTGGAAAATATCTGAAATTTATTTGATTATCATCTTGTAAAAAAGATTTTATATTATCATTTACTGGAGCAAGTTTACTAACTGGCACTTCTAAAACTTTTGCCATAGTTATAATATTTTTGTAATCCTCAGGTTGATTGTTTTCACTTCTATACCAATAAGTTATTCCATCTAAAGTGATTTCATATCCATTTTCTGAAAGCATCTGTGCAAATTTTGCTCTGCTTATTTTTTTTTCTTTTAAAATTTGTGATAAATATTCTTTATCAAGCTTATAAAATGTTTTATTTTTTTCCATTTTTTATCCACCTTATTAATTGTAGTAATTATACATCGACTATTTAAAAAAATATATGTAGTATATTTACATATTTTTTAAACTTAATTTTATAGTAGTTATGCTACATTTTTAAAAATATTTTTAGGAATTGTAAGAATATGAATAGAAAAAAATTAAAAAAAATACTACTTGATTATTATAGTAAAGATGGCGTTGGAAGTATTTTAAGCTCTAGAATAGGAATTAAAGTTCAAGTAGCCGGAGAACTTTGGGAAAAACATCAAATACCACCTAATATTTGGGGTAAAAATAATAGGAATAAATTGCTTAAATTTTTGGGAGAAAAAGAAAGGATAGAGAATGAAAAAGGCAATGAAAAGGGTTAGGATTGAAATTGATATTAGCGATGAAACCTATGAGATAATGCTTAAGCTTATGAAAAAAAGAAAATATGAAAAAGTAGAAGATTTACTCTTTGCATATATGGGAACTATGTATAAAATGGAGCTTGCTGGTGCTTTGCTTGAGAATGATAAAAATCTAAGCCTTATTAAGACTTAGATTTCTCCTAGGTAGTTTGGAGTTTCCAAAGAGTAGTGTTGTGGTTGTACAGCTTGTTCTAGCTGTTTTATCCTGTTTTCTAACTCTTCGATTTTTTCCATAAGATAAGGGATGTTTTTTAACAAGTTTAAATCTTTGTCATCCATTTTGATAAGTCCTTTCTTGATTTGGTGCAAAAAAATTATAGCAAAGGACTTTTTAAAACGGATTAAAGGTTAAAAAATGGCTTTTATAGTGGGATTTTCAATAGGTTTTTTAGTTTATTTTTTAATTTGGAAAATCTTTTTTTAGGTCGGTGATATATGCAGTATGATTTTAATTTAGAACATTTATTCCCTTGTAAAAAATGGCAAGAAGTTTTAAAATGCTTACCATTTCTCAAGTGCATTGTAATGGGTGTTTCTAGAAAATTTATAGCATCACATTTTGTTTTAAAAATAGAATATTTTATAAAATTACAAATTGTAAAACCTACAAGAATTCCGCAAACGAATCCAAATAATAATGGAATTACATTCTCTTTGTTTTCAAGAAAATTAAAAAACATTTCAATCATAAAAAACCTTTTTAATTTAAATTATAACATAAAGGAGAGTTGGTGATACCAAATTTTATAGCAAGCTTTGATGTAGCTTTGGGACGTAAAAGCCTAAGAGAGAGAAAAGGCTATTTAAAATTATCAAACACTATAGCTTATGGTGGTCTTAGTGTTGATGCTCTGGCATTGTATATTCAATTAGCAAAGCTTAGTGAAAAAACGATTGTAAGTGAGATCTATTTAAGAGAGTTTATAAAAGTTAAAAATAATCAAAGAATGAGTTTAAATAGACTAAGAATTGCTAAAAAAGAATTAATCGAGCTTAGGCTTTTAGAAATTAAAAAGGTTAGAAATGGCTCTTTAAATTTTTATGAGTGGATTTTAAAAGATGAAAATTATCAAGTTAAAAAGCATTTTAACAAATCTTTATCTTTGCTTAAAAGCAGTGATGAAAAGCTAAGCAAAACTCTTAAAAATAACACTTCATCAATCGACAGAAAATTAACTACTGAAAACGAAAAAAAAGAGAATTTGCATTATATAGAAACACGCACGCACGCACGTGATAATAAATTTATAAATAATATAAATATTAATAATAATAAATTTATAAAAAAAGAGAATTTAGAAAATTTAAAAAATAATCAAGAAAAGAAAGAATGCGTTTCTAATCAAAACGCCTCTTTTGTGACGAGCTTTATTGATTTTAGCAAAAAGGAGTTAGAGAAAATGGCAAAAAAAGAGTTTAAAGTCCCAAATGCAAATGAACTCATGAGACAAATAATAGCTTTTAATGAGAAAAATGGCACAAACTTTGGTGAAGAGTTGGCTAATGATTTTATAGGCTATTGGGATGCTAGGGAATGGAAAAGAAATGGAAAAAGAATGTCAAGTGTGGCAGGAAGTCTTTATACATGGCTTAAATACGCTAAAGAAAATGAAACAAGAAAAAATCAGCGTTTTAACAGAAAAAAAGAAGCCAATCCTAGTGTGGTTGATAGCTTGATGGAGTATTACGGAATGAAAGATGAGAACAAAAACAAGCTCTTAGGATGCTTTTAAGGAGTAAAAAATGCAAGAAAAAATACAAATTTTAATGGACTTATTGGAAATTAATAAGGCTCAGGCAACTGATATTGTAGGTAGATATCTCAAAAGCGTTAAGGATATTCATGCTTTTTTAGATTTTTATTTCGAAACTTTAGAAAGAGAGAATATCGTAGGGACAACCTATGAGAAATTAAGAAGAGTTTGCAAAAGAGCTGAAATCGAGTTTAAAAAGCGTTTTGAAGATAAGGAAATATTTTTAGAATGGTTAAAAAATAAATATAAAAATAGTCCATTTTTTAGATTGCTTGAAAGTGATTTTAAATACTCATATGTTTGTTATGATGGACAGGGCAACCTTTTTAAACGATTAGCAAAATCAATTAATATGTTGGTTTGTCTAAATAATTTTGGAGAATTAACCTACGAAGATGGAGAAATGCTAAAAAATAACGAATTTAAACACGCTTTAATAGATTTTATATTTAAAAATCAAGAGCGCATAGGAAAAGATATATATATAAATACTTCTTATAAGATAAAAGGATATACATCTTTAAGCCATGAAGAAGAATATAATAACTTTAAGAAGGTACAGAAAAAATTTTTTAAGGAGAATCAAGAAGAATTTCAAAAGAAAGTAAAAGTCAAAATGGCTTTTAAAAATATAAGCTAAATTTAAGAAAGTCTGAAATGGAAAAGTATATTTTAAAAATTGATTTAAAAAGCAACCCAGTTCCTTATAAAAGAACCACGCAAAGATCTAAATTTGCATGTAAAGATTATCTTAAATATTTAGATTTTAAAAAACTCTTGCAAATGGAGTTTAGAAGACAAAATAATATTAGCTGTTTTCAAGCCTTTGATAAGCAAAAGAAATATGAGTTTTCTTTAAAAATAGGATTTAACAGCAAAAGGCATGGCGATGGGGACAATATCGTAAAATGCGTGTTAGATGCGTTATTTGAAAACGATAAGAATGTTTTAAAAGGCGATTATGAGATTATTAGTTTTAAAAAATCTTTTTTAAACTTAGAAATCAAAGAATTTGATTTTAAAGAAGGGGTGGCTTAATGGCTAGAATGATGACAAATGGCAAAAGTATGACAAAAGAAGAGCTTGTTTCAAAAATAGAGAGTTATTTTAATGAAAGAGTTGTCTTAAAAGAAACTAAGGAGAGTATTATTTTTGCACCTAAAACAAAAGTGGGATTAGCTGTGTATTTAGGAATTACAATGCAAACCTTAGGCGAGTGGGAGAAGGATAAGGATTTTGGAGAAATTGTATCCAATGCTAAGCAAAAATGTGAAATGGATATTTTAAATCATTCCTTAATCGGCACTTATACTCCTAGCGTTAGTATGTTCTTGCTAAAAAATCAACATGGCTACGTGGATAAACAAGAAGTAGTTAGCGATAACGTTCAAAAAATTGAAATCATAAGAAGTGAAATTAAATGAAATTAAAGCTTGACTTTTCTTACACTCCAGCACAACTTAAAGTTTTTGATGATAAAAATCCACGCTTTATAACCGTAGCAAAAGGCAGAAGACTTGGTTTTACAAGGGGAAGCGCTAAGTTTGTCATAGAAAACTTGCTTTTAGGACAAAATGTATTATGGGTAGATACCATACAAGCAAACTTACAAAACTATTACGAGTTATATTTTACACCTGAGTTAAAAAACTTGCCAAAAGATTTTTATTCTTGGAGTGTACAAGATAAGAAATTAATCATTAACGGAGCGGTGCTTCATATGAGAAGTGCCGAAAGAAGTGAAAATATCGAAGGTTTTGGATATGACCTTGTTATCTTAAACGAAGCAGGAATTATTTTAAAAGGTAGTAAAGGAGAATATCTTTGGTATAACGCCATACGCCCTATGTTGCTTGATAACCCTAAATCAAGAGCGATTATCGGTGGAGTTCCTAAAGGAAAAAATCTATTTTACGAGTTATGTAGAAAAGAACTCAGCGATAAAAATTGGAAACATTTTCAATTCTCAAGTTATGATAATCCATTTTTAAAAGAAGAGCAAATTAAAGAATTAATTGAAGAAGTAGGCGGAGAAGGTAGTGAAGTTGTCAAGCAAGAAATTTATGGTGAGTTTATAGATAGCTCGAGTGCTGAATTATTTTCTCTAAGTGAAATTGAAAATGCGATGAGCAAGAACTCTTTTAGCATTGAAAAAATGCAAGGCGAGAATATTTGGGGGCTTGATGTAGCAAGATATGGAGATGATAAGAGTGTTCTTGCAAAAAGAAAAGGTTTTGTAATTGATGAGATTAAAAAATACTCACAACTTGGAACTATAGAATTAGCAAACAAAATACTAGCTGAATACAATCAAAGCGAAGATAAACCAAAAGGTATTTTTATAGATACTTGCGGTCTTGGCGTTGGCGTATACGATGTCTTGTTAAATTATGGTTTGCCTGTATTTGAGGCAAATTCTGCAAATTCTGCAACCAGTAATGAATACTTAAATAAAAGAGCACAAATGTATTTTACATTTGCTAAAAACTTAAAACACATGGAGCTTTTTAAAGATGAAGAATTAAAAAAAGATATGAGAATGATTGAGTATGAATATAGCGACAAGGGGCTTTTAAAGATAGTTTCAAAAGAGTATTTAAAAAAGAATTATGGCAAAAGTCCTGATGTTAGCGATGCGGTGGCATTAACTTTTTTTGAAAAACTATACAGCAGAAACAATACTAATGAAGATTGGAGTTATGATGGCTGGTGAGTTTTTAATGATCTATGATGCAATTGATGTAAACAAAATAAAAAAGCTTTCAAATTTAAGCGATGAGGCTATAAAGTCAAGTCTTGCAAATGAATTTTTAGAGCTTGTATCAGGGTTTAATAATATTTCTAAAAAGAAATTTAAAAGAGAATTTGCGGAGTTTTTATTTGAAAAAGGAGTGAATGAAAAAGATATTTTAAAAATAACAAATTTAAGCAAAACAACAATATGGAGAATTATGAATGAAAACAAAAAGAACTAATGATGAGAGAGTATCGTTTTTAACACAACTCATTAGCGAAAGCAAAAGCGGATATGAGAATTACAAACCACACTTTAAAGAGTTGCAAGATGCTTATTTGCTTGAAAATAAAGTAATGCAAAAACTAAGAAAAAGAAATAAATCAAGTATTTACATACCAAAAATAAACGCTAAGGTAAAGTATTTAATCACTAGCTTAAATGATGTATATTTTAATAGTGAGAGAATGGCAGATATTGAAACTTACATTAATAGCGATGATACGATTATAGAGCTATGGCAGAATGCAATTGATTTTTATAGTGGTAAAATCAATATGTTTAAGATTTTTCAACCGCTTTTCTTAGATGTTTTACTTGTGGGAACGAGTATCGCTAAGCTTACTTGGCATAAGGGAATGCCACGCATTGAAAGAGTAGATATTGATAGTATATTCTTTGATCCAAATGCATTAAATAGTGAAGATGTAGGATATATAGTCAATGAAATTTACCTAACCTATAATCAAATCCATGAAAGACAAAAGCTAGGTTTTTATAAAAAAATTGAAATTGAAAAGCTTTTTGATGAAGATGATGAGTATAAAAAAGTAAAGCTTTATGATATTTATGAAAGAAAAAACGATGATGAGTGGGTGGTTTCTACTTTATTTGAAAATAATTTACTTAGAAATGAAGTTATTTTGCAAGATGGACAGCCTTTTGTCTGGGGTTCAATGCTACCACAACTTAAAAAGATAGATAACGAAAACTATGTAAGTGCTTATGGCGAGCCTATAATGGCTTCTGCTATGCCTTTGCAAGATGAAATTAATATAACTAGAAATCTTTTAATAGATGCAGTAAGAACTCATATCATGCCTAAAATAATGATGCCAAAATCAATGGGAGTAAGCAGAGAAGATATAGAAACCTTAGGAAAACCAATATATACAGACGATCCAAAGGGTGTGCAAATATTACCACCACCAAATGTAAATAGCGCGGGAATGAATTTACAGCTTTTAGAAAGCGAACTCACAGAAGTTACAGGAGTTAGTCCACAAAACAATGGAGCTCAAACTGCACAAAATGAAACAGCAACAGAAATTAGCATAAAAGCACAAGAAGGCGGAAGAAGAAGTGCTGACTATATAAGACAGTATAACGAAACTTTTATAGAGCCTTTATTTGATAGATTTGCAATGCTTGTTTTTAAGTATGGAGAAGATAGTTTTTTTAATGGTTTTCAAAGAGAGGATATACCTAGTTTTAGATTTAAAATTCAAACCGGCACAGGTGCCATGAATAAAGAAATTAGACGTGCAGGAATTCAAGCTAGTATGCAAGTTTTTTCACAATTATATCAAATGTATATGAGCATAGGCGATGCAAATTCTGCTTATGGGATTATAAATGCTAGCAAAGAACTTACTAAAGAATTATTACCAATTTTAGGTGTAAAGAATGTAAATAGTTTATTTGCTTTTGAAAACAATGAAGATATTAATCCACAAATGCAAGGAGAAGCTAATGCTTAATATTGAAATTAAAAGCGATATATCTAAAACCAAAGGAGGAAAGAAATTAATAGATTTTATCAAAGCAAAATATAGTGAATGTTTTTATATAGCAAAAAATAATGATGAGAAAGAGTTAAGGTTAAAAGCTTTAGATACTATGGCTTTTTTAGACATAATAATCAATAAAATAAAGGATGAAGAAGATGGAAAATGATGCTTTAAAAGATTTAATAAATGTCATAACAGATGATGATAAAGGACAAGTTGCTAATAATGGCGATGAACCTACGCAAGTAGAAGATAATGAACCTATGCAGGTTGATAATGAGAACGAGCCTGATTATAAGGCGATGTTTGAAGCTTATAAAAGTGAAAATGACAACAAATTAAATGCTTTAATGGGTGAGCTTGAAGCTTTAAAAAATCCAAAAAAAGAGCCAAGCGAACAAGAATTACAAAGAGAGCAGTATTTAAAAGAATTAGGACTTGATGGACTTGATGAGAAATTAAAAAGGCTTGAAGAGCTTGATAAAAAGCAAAAAGACAAAGAAGAGCAAGATGCACTAATCGCTAAATACGCACAAGTAGAAAGCGAGTTAAGAAAAGCCTATCCTGATGCGGATTTAAAGGCTATGGCAGAACTTGCAACAAAGTTAAATGGCTTGGGCGAAGGCAATATTGACAGCTGGAAAACCTTGCTTAATTTGGTCGGAAAATCAAATAATGCTAAAAAAGCTGAAGATTTATCAAGCGCAAATAATAATGTAAGAACTAGTGATTTTAACGATAAGTTAAAAAAAGGCGAAGTTAGCGAGATAGATCTAGGCAAAGAATTATTAAGTTTGGTATAAAGGAGAAATCATGGATTTTATAACAGCTTTAAAAGGTGGTACAGGACTAGGCTCTAGCTTTGCAGATACTTTGATGAAAACAAGCAATTTTACTCCAAATTTAGCAAGTAGCAGGGGTGGTTTTTTAAATGGATTAAAAAATTCTTTTAGTAATTTTGGAGATTGGTTGTTTAAAAGTTCTGATGCAAATAAAGTAACTAATTTTGATAGATTAGGAAATGTTTTAGGCGGTGCTGGTGCTTTATATGGTGCTTATAATCAGCAAAAGATGGCGCAAAAGAATTATGAGCTACAAAAAGATGCTTATAACTTTAATAAGTTTTTAGCTAATGAAGAGTTAAACAGAAGAAAGAATATGGAAAATAAACTTCAAAATGTTTGGAGTAATTAAATAGATTTGGATTTAAGGAAGCCAAAGGGAAATTATAGCTCCCCTTAAAAAAAGGGGAAATCAAGTATTAATAAACCTTGACTATAATTATACAAAGTAGTATAATTATAACTATAATTTTGGTTAGCAATTTAATCACCTCCCAACTGGGCGGTAAATTAACGCTAAAGGGTGGCGACCCTTTGGCGTTGCACCCTTTTAAAATTATACACAAACTTCCTTAAATCCTTTATTTTAAAAGAAAGAATAAAGGAAACAAAATGGCATTTTATAACCCACAAAGAGTAGTATTTAATCCTGATACAGGCGTTATACAAAACGCAGGAAAAGTCGGTGGCGTCTTATATGACATCATGAGCAAAAGTTTTGATGATAAAGTTAAAGCTAATGAGTTTCAGCAAGAGCAAGATTTAAGAAAGCAACAAATGGAATTTAATCAGGCTATGCAAAATAATCAGCTTTTGCAAAATGAGAGAAACTTTGATTATCAAAAGGAAAGAGCAAATATAGCAGATCAGCAATGGCAAATGAATTATAATCAAAGAGCTAGACAATATGCCATGCAAAATGCTTTAAGACAGCAAGAAATAAATACTAATAAGGCTTACAAGGATTTAAATTATCAAAAAGGATTATTAGAACTACAAAAATTGCAAAATGAGATAAATGCAAAACAAAAAGAGCAGGATTTATTAAATGGAGTTCTTAGTAATAGTCAAGGTTTCAATAGTCAAAACAATGCAAATTTACAAAACAATACAAGATATAAAGCAGACGCTCAGTTTTTAGATTTAGCAAATAATCAAGGTAAAACATATGATACAACCCATGGTTTTTGGAATGGAGCTATAGAGCGTGGTTTTGGTGGATGGGGAAGTCAAAGTACGGATTTAAATGATGCAAGTGATTTATTCTTAAAAAGAATGCAAAGTGATTTATTAAGGGGTGGTAAAAATGCTAAATGGAATTTAGAGAATATACAAGCCAATTTCCCTATTAATGGTTATACTATGGAAGCAAATAATCAAAGGGTAGCTCAAGCATTAGCAGGAGAATGGTTAGCAGAAGCTCCAAACTCTTTTAAAATGGAATTAGCAGAAAGACTAGGAAATGCCAAAACAAATATAGAAAAACAAAGTGCTATAGAAGATTATAAAAATAATATGGATTTTTATAACAATTATGCTCCAAAGGTAAAAGCTTTTTATTGGGATGAAAAATACTCAAAACCTAGTAAAAATGCAGTAATTATAGATAATTCAACAACTAATCAAAATATACAAAATGATTTAGTCAAAAATATATTAGAAGTGCAAAATCAAAATGCACCAAAATTACATAGCGTTAGTTTTAATGGAATTAATGCTCAAATATCAGAGCCTGATGCTAATGGTAATGTAATATTAGTTAATCAAGCAGGTAGAAAAATGCAAGTTAGCGTAGAAGAATTAAAAAAACAAGGATTAATACAATGAATATAAGAGAATTTTTATTAGAAAAACCACAAGAAAATAACATTATTTCATTTTTACAAGATGGAGCAAGTCAAAGTGAAAATCAAAATACAAGTGAATATTTATCAAATTTAAAAAATGAAGTAATAAATGATTTTTATAAAAATAAAGATAAATATGCTAAAGAATATGAAAAATATAATTTCAAAGACCAAAATTTAACAAATCCTATGGGAAATATTAGTGAATATAAAAGGGATTTATATGATTATAATAAAAATCCATCCATGAATGCTGATGATTTAAGTAATTATATTTTAGATAAGCAATCTAAATTTAATGCCTCTAAACCTATTTTTGCTGATGATAATGAAGTAGTAAGAAAAAGTAATCAGTTTATGAGAGATTTAGGCGATGAGTTGCAAAAATCAGGGCGTGGAAGATTATTGCAAGATGATGATGGATCTTATTGGGTGCAAGATAATAACGGAAATTATTCAAAAGTACAAGGTAGCACAATGGGTGATTTATATCGTGGATTAAGAGATAATGGTGCTAGTATGGCTTTAGGAACAGCAGGTGCCATTGGCGGCACAATGCTAGGTGGCGGAGTTGGTATGGTTGCAGGGGGTGCATTAGGTGCATCTTTAGGGGCAGGATATGATTACTACGGAAATACAAAAGATACAAATCAAGATATGAATTTAAAAGAAGCTCTTATGCTTATGGGTGAAAATGCTGGACTTTCTTTGATAGGAGACGCAGCTTTTACAGGAGTTGCTAAAGGAGCAAGAGCTTTAAAAAATACCTATAATATGGCAAAAACAGGAGCACAAGCCGGTAAAGATATGATAGATGGCATGGCAGTAAAAGGTGGTAATTTAGGCAATAGATTTATAGATAAAATAAGCAAGATAGATATACCTATGGTAGGAAAATTTACAGATGGTGGTTTGCAAAATGCAGAAACAATTTTTAATAATCTTACAAAAAATGTAGAGAATAAAAAACAAATAGATGAACTTATAGCAAAAGAAAATCCAACTTACCTAGAAAATGGAAAGCCTACAATAGAAATATTAAAAAACATTGTCGAGCAAGGACTTAATAAAAATAATCCACAATTTATACAAGATAGCGCTAAAAGAACAAGTGCTATTTTAAAAAATATTTCTAATAGCTTACAAGGAATGCCAACTACACAAAGAAGAGAAGTATTATTAAAAGCAGCACAAGCTTATCCAGAAATAGGAAGTTTTTTGGATGATGTTTTAAAGGCTGATAAGGATGCTAGTATTTCTTTTTTAAATATGATTAAAGGGCAAGATGAAGTATTTAAAAACAAAACAGGTTTAAATGGTGAGTTTGATTATAAGGCTTGGCAAAAAGATAATCACGCTTATGAGAATAGAATAAATCAAGAGTATGGCAGTGCTATAAGTAAATTAAATGAGCTTAATAATGGAAAAATAGTATTAACTAGTGAAGATTTAGTAAAGCTTGAAAATTTTAAAAATAATAATTTTTTAGAGCAAGATGTAAAAAATAACATACAAAGCTATTTAGATGAAATAAAAGGGAAAGAAGTAAGTGCGGAGCAAATCTTTGGATTAAGAACAGCTATAAATAAGCAATTAAACACAGGAAATAAAACATACAATACAAAACAAGCTTATGGAATAGTAAAAGAAATTTTAGATGATGCGTTGATAAGAAATGCTAGTGATAAGGTATTAGCAAAAGAAATCCTAAATAATGCAAATAAAAATTTTGCTTTAAAGGAAAATTTTAAAGAAAGTTATTTAGGCATGATGAAGTCACAAGAAACAAAAGAAGGGCTTACCGATAGATTGGTTAAAGGGCTTAGAAATATAAATGAAGATAAGAATTTAGAAAATGCTTTTAAAGGAATGAACGAACAAGAAAGATTAGCTAATGAAACTCATGCGATGAATGCTTTATTAGAAAAACATAGGATTGAAGGTGTGGGGTATGATTTTAAATCCTTAGCAAAAGATTTAGAAGATGTCAATTTTTCAAGCAAAAAAATAAAAGATGCTAAAGATGTTATTAATACATACGCTTTGATATATAACAATAATAGAGGTTTGATAATGACAGCCTTAGCAAGTAGTGGAAAAAAGACAAACTCTTCAATGGCTACAACAATACAGGGTGTTTTTGATAGAATATTAATAAGTGGTATTTTTGCTAGATTACACGCTTTAGCTCCCTTTTTTAAAAGTGCCAAAGAACAAGCATTAAGAAATCAAATACTAGATGCTCTAAAACTTGCTAAAACCAATAAAGAAGTTATATCTAATCTTAAAAACATAAAAATAGCAGATCAAGAACAAAGTAGAATTTTTAAAGATGCTTTGGATAATTATATTAAAGTAGATAAAGAACAAAATAAAATATTAAAAGATGCACTAATTAAAGAAGGTGTTATCAAAGGCGACAACTTCTTCATGGATAAAGCTGATCCTAAAGACAATTCTTTAAGATTTATAGGCAAAAATGGCAAAGAGTATACTATAAATAAAGATGTTAGAAATGAATGGATGAAAACTTTCAATCTTAAAAATATCGATGATGAATATATCCCTAATATACCAAAAGAAGCAAAGATAGCTTTAAAAGATAGAGAAATAAAACTTACAAAAGGAAGTTTACTAAAGCTGATTGAAAAAGATAGAATTAAATACATACCACATATCAAAGAAACTTTAGAAAGCCCACAGGCAATCTTAAAAGATAAAGATGATTTTATTTTTATTAAAAATATAGATAATCAGACTTATTTTACAAGTATAGGCAAAGACTATGAAACGCATTTGACTATAATTAGCAATTCGCCAAAGAAACAAAATAATATAAAAAATAAAATGAAAAATGCTGAAGTAGTGTATTATAATAATGCGAGAGCCTTACCGACATCTAGGGCATCTTCAGAGACAAAGCAAGTGTCGTTCTCTAACGAAAATTCTACCCAAGCTAAGCCTAAAAAAAACTTAATGGATGATATAAAAGAGAACATTAAGGCTAAAGAAGTAAAGAAAAAGAATAAAAAAAGCGTAAAACAAAGGCTTGATGAGAAAATACAAAATGATAAAAAGGCTAGTGAAGATATTCTAAAAAGATATGATAATTTTCTAAAAGAGAATAAAGATTATAATCTTGATGTTATGGGTAATTTAGATGTTATTACTAGAGAATTTATACTCAATGCTAAAAAAAAGACACATAAAGGCAAAAAAGCTGATATACCTGATCTAATGCGCTCTAAAATCGAACAAGAATTAAACATACAGCCTTTAAAAGAATTTGGAAAAAATTATGCAGAATATTATCACGATGGAAAAGGTGCTTTACAAAAACTACTCATTGAAAAACAAGGACAGGTAGCAGGTGCTTTTCATAGAAAAGATTTAGGGGATATTGATTTGGTTTGGGGAGATGGAAACTTTGGATTAAGTCATATTGTCAATCGAAGAGAAGAAGATTTCATTAAACAAGGGTTAAATAAAATAGAAGCAAAAAATAAAGCTTTAAATTTTATAAAAGAAATAGAAAATATTATAAATAATGGAAATGTAAAAAAAGGTAATAATAGAGCTTTTATTGAAGTTAAGAATAGTAGAGTTATGGTAGCACTTGATTATAAAGGTAAAGATAAAAAGTGGATTATAACCGCATATAATTTTTATTAATATTATCGCCCCTAGCTTAGCCGATACGCACTAAAGCTAGGCTTAATACTGACACTTTAAGCGTGAGTAGTGTCAATGGCGATTATTAATTATAGCATAAATTCATGTAATTATTTTTTAAAACATAAAAGATAATTGGAATTAGAATTATAATAAAGTTTATATACATCTTTCACAATTACAAAGAGCGAGATTCTGCCCTTAAACTCTTAATTAAAATTCTAATAAATAAAATTAGGAGTTTAAATACGGCGTTTTCATAATTTCTTGAACTATTTTTTTAAATTGCTCTAAAATATTGATACTATTGTTTCCTAAATTTTTATATTCATTAATTCTTAAGTTGAACAATTGATTTTTAAGACCTATAGGTAAAGTTGAATTTTCAAGTATAAAATAATCTTTAATTATAATTTTATAACAATCGAGCGTTCCTCGTTTAATATGGTTTATTGCTCGTTCAATATTTTTTGAAAAAATATCAGTGTTTTTATCTTCATCAGACAAGGAGTAAGCAGCACAAACATGAGACATAAAATTATTAAATTCTATTAATGCCTGTTTTGGAATATTCCCAATATGGTTAAAATCAATATTATCAATTATCTTATCCATAACATCTTTCTCTTTAAAATCAAAATAGTAAAACATTCTTCTAGATATATTTTCTTTAGCAATAATTTTACGCCCATCTTTTTGTATTTTTTGTCTAAATTGTAAAAAAAACTGTATTGATTCTAAAAATTCACTCAAAGAAACTTCATTATTGTTTTGCAAAACATTATTTAATTTTTTATTAAAAGCTATTGTAGAGCTATGTTGACGGGATATATCATATCTTTTAGAATTTTCTAAAACAAATTCAACTATTTTGCGCCTAAATTCGATAAATTTTGCTTCTTTATCAGCTTCTTCAATATAATCATTCATAATAACAGTTACATAAAATAAAAGCATTTCTTTATAATAAGAATACTGCCTTCCATGAACTAACGACATTTTCAAATCAAGCTGAATAAAACAATCGTACAGAGTAAAAAATTTGTTAATTATTGGTGCAGAATTTGCCATGATTAATAATTATAAGTTATTTTCTTTGATAAATTGTTCTATTTCTTCATCACTAACTTTTATTTCATCTGAAGATTTTAAATTTGGATTACAAATATCACCTTTTCCATAAATGTCACTAGTATTTGAAAAACAAGCTTCATTATTTTTCAAATTTTCAAAAAAATCTAATAATTCTTTATCCTTAATTTTAGGAAACAAAAAGAAATCTGCCATTTTTTAGTCCTTTGGTTTATTTAGATAACAAAACGCGCTAAAATTATACCTTTTTTATAGTTAATTTATACTTATTTTATATGTTTTATATACTTATTTTATATGTTTTATATACTTATTTTATATGTT